CTTCATCATTTTTCGACCAGCTTCCTCCATCTGTTTTTTCCTGTCAACTACTTTGCGCAGCCACACAATGCCAGATTCAATGTCACCGATATCCACTTGCCGTGATGTGTCCGGCTCACCAATCTTGTGGTAGCCTCGGATTAATGTCTAGTGACGATTGATCTCGTGAATGGGAGAGTGCTTCTTTATAAGTGAAAAAAGAATCTTTAGCTAGAACTGTGACCTTGGTTTCGGAAGAGTTTTGGGGTTGGTTGAATGCCGTATCTGCTCCTTAATAAATATGTAGAGACCGCAAAATCTCATGTCAGACTCGTGCTCTTGGGGCAGTTCACTCATTGTGTCTGCATCGTAGCCCATGTTCTGCAGTTGTATTCTCATTGCCCTCAAAACCTGATCTTGAGTGTCCATGGAGTATCTGACTTTGCATGTGCGCCTTTGGTTTTTCTTCGTTTTACATTCCACATTTACTCTTTCATTTATATCATTGGTTATCTTCGTAATTTTCTTTGGTTCCTCTTTCTCTTGTTTCTTCTTCTGTTTCTTCTCTTTCTTGACGGGATAAAATAGTTGCTGCTCGGCTTTTTCGTATGTCTCCCCCTGTAGGTAATCCTTGATCACTTTAACCAAGTCTCCTGGTGTGAACCGTCTCAGTTTTTGTACATGATCGGCTCTAACAAGTAAACTGACATGGTGTGGATAAATGATCAGACTTGGTGACAAAGGTTTGCCCTCTATCTCCACCGTGTCCAAATCAGCGTTGTTGTCAGTCAGTTCCTTGAGTTTTTCGGAATCAATCCAGCCCATGCCTAGCATTTTGCAAATGTCGCGAGCCATGCGGGCTCGGATGCCAAGCTACACTGGGTCTCCTTTTTCATTACAGACGACAGTTCCAATCTCGTTGTTTGCCAAGGACAGAAGTTCATAAAATTGGCAAGCCCTTTCACGATCCACGAGATCCTCGTAGGGTTCATCTGTGGACTCATCGAGTTCCCCTATGTAGTTGCTTGGTCTAAGCAATGGGAAAAGAGAGCAAATGAAGCAGTTTCCTTCTAGCCTCCTGTCTATGCCCTCTACTGGGATTTCTCCGATTGTACCTGAGTACTCCACATAAGGAGGTTCTCGCTGGACTGTGCGAACCACTGGTGCCTTCAAGAAATAGGGTTCATTCTGCAAGTTCAGTTCAAATTTGACTTCAGGTATTATGGGCTCCCCGTTGTATGGTTCAACCTATTTTTTCGCCTTCTTCAGAGTCTTTGCCTGAGACTTCTTAGGTGCGGGGGCTGTTTTCATTTTCTTCTCGTCATTTCTCCTGTTCTTCTTCCTTTAATTTGCTCTGTTAGTTCCGACAGGCCAAAACTGTCCAGTCTTGATGATTTCAATGACAGAATCGGCTTATTTGAGCATGCATCGGGGCAATTCTGCGACCCTCTCGAGAAACTCACTGTCTGAAGGAAGATCTTTAAACTCGAAGCGGTAACCGAACTTTCTTTTGAAGGGTTGCTGATGGCCTGGTGTGACGAGAGCCAAGTAGGGAGCTTCCTCATCATCACTCCAGGATGATCCAATGTTCGAAAAGCAGGTTTGGGAGTAAGGGACTCCTACTGACATCAATTCGGTCCGAGTGACTGGCCAATATGGTATGTCGTAATCGTAGCAAATCTTCCGGATGAATGGCATGTCGTTATAAGCTCTCATTTCAGCAACTACTGGGTCCATACCTTGTTGAATATGGTAATCTGCCACAATTCTGATAAATGTGTTTCCGTGGCAGTCTGCTGTACCTTTTTGTGGTCCCATGTCGGTGAATATCCTGCCGTCGGGTGTAGCGATTTCTCCTGGCAGTAGTTCGGTCTGGATCACGACTTCTTTCTCTTTCTCTGAGGCCTCAATCCCTCCGAGGAACATTCGAATTGTTTCCCTCCAGAAGAGTAGCAAGTCACCAATTTTGCAGAACATGTAAAAAGGCAATCCCAAGATATGGAAGGGGATGGCCACGTAGGACATGATCTGCACTCTGCAAAACACGTTGGCAAAAGTGTAACAGTAACTTTGAGGCAATAGACCAACCTGGTTGTACTACCAGGTCAGACGAGCGGTTTGAAGTAATCTATTAAACATTGATTCAAT